CGCTTTATTAGCGTCGTCGTACAAACCATCAGATAGCTTAATTGCTAGAGTTTCATTTTGCGTGAGTTCAATTCCAAATTGTTGGAGAATAAACAAAGCGCCATCTGTGACTTTCATATAACTAAGTTTTTCGTTATGTTTGAACATAGAATTTTGATTTTTTCTATGCCAGTCACTTTCTTCTGGAACGTAGTAGGGTTCGCCTTGAGCAAACCCTAACTTATATAAATCATGGTGTAACGCCGCCATTGTTAATTCAGCTTTTGTAAAATCTACCCATCCATGCATTTTCTTTAATACTTGTGCCATAAGTACAGATGCATCATAGACGTTTAAAACATGATCGATATATCCACCTGCATAAGCATTATGGTAGTACGTACGGCTTGACGCAGGAGCTTCAAGCAATCTGTTACCGTATCCGTCGTACATAACATTTAGTTTATCAAGTCTTGTACCAGAAAAGTTATCAGTTATAATCTGTCGAAATCTTGTATTCTGTGATTCTAGTCGTTGTACTTCAGTTTCTACTGTAAGTTCAGGTGTAATCATTGATTGTGTCATAATAAGTGTGGTTAAAAGATTGTGTAGGTCATTTCAGCATACATCTAATATACTGTAATGACCTACATAAATCAAGAGGTGTTAAATTATATAAATTAAGAATTCTTACTGCCTGCTCTAGCCCATAATTCAAACACAGTGGGAATAGTTGGTTGTTTTCGAAGCGTCATATTTAATTCTTCAAGTAAATAATCTGCTTTTTTATTATTACATGAAGAACATGCAGTTACAACGTTTAACCATTTATCAGTACCACCTTTTGATTGTGGGTGAATATGATCGCGTGTTAAGAATTCTGTGGATTTTAATTCTTGTCTGTGTCGAGCACAGTATTGACATCTATATCCATCACGTAGAAATAAACTGCGTTGTGTTAAGATTGCTGGAACTCTGTGCGTTGCACGACTTTTTACCATTTCGTATAACACAATAGAAGTTGGCACCGGCCAGATATCTCTTGCTGAACTCACAGTAAACTCAGGATGTTCTGATATAATATGTGCCTTGCCTTCAATTGTTAATATAAGTCCTCGCTTGGACGACACTACCGCAAGTGGTTCATAACTTGCATTTAATACAGTGCATCGCGTTTGATCTAACACAGACATTATATACCTCTAGTATCTTACATTTTTATTCTGATTGGTTATACAACAAAATTGCGTCTCTGCATTCTGCTGCAACTTCATAATTTTCTACTTTAATAAAAAACTTCATTAATTCATGCATTTTATCCTTGTACTGATCCGCCATTACGTTCACCGGCGTTCCATCTTCCAGCGCAAATATTGAAATTTGTTTTACTTGTGGATTTTCGTTTAAGCCATTTCTTAGTCTACGAAATGACGCTGTGTAAATTAAATTCTTTTTAACGTCACTTAACTTCAGCATTTCATCAATTGATTTAATTGGCAACGACCGTAGTAATGGTTCGGGTACGTCTAACACTGACTTCCAATACATATGTGCTTCTAATGCTGCGACATTATCTGTATTACTTTGATTTGGAGTTGGACTTAACATTTGATTTGGAAGGTTTGGTTGTTGGTTGCTTGCTGACTTTACTTTTTGTAGGTCCACCGTGTAAATTTCTTGGTACAAGCTTTTCTTTTTTACTGGCGATAGGTTCGGAAGCTTTCTTCCGTGAAGAAGGTTTTGAATTAATTGTTGTAGGTTTTTTACTAGGCTTAATGGGTTCATGTACTTCTTCTCCACGGCGGTATAATTTGCCTTCCGGTGATACATATTCAGTTCTAAACTGCCAACCTCTTGGTCTACGTAATTCAATTGGTACTGGTTTTTTTGGAACGTCAGGAGGAGCCACCATCTTAGAAACGCATCGGTCGCATGTAACTGCAAATGCGTCTGCTCCTACTTTATGTACGATACGATTACATTCTTTGCATGGCAGACTTTGATTAGCTTTACCAATTAATTTATGTTCTTGAGTTGATAGACTTTTTGTGATTTTTTTTCGCTTTAACGCCATATCTATCTCTAATTAAGTTAATTCAATCGAACCCCATTCAATAAAATCAGGTAATACAATTTCATGTTTTTGACATAAGTTATATAACTTAGAAATTAACATATCAACATCTTCAGATTTTGTTGTTGGGTATTTATCTGGATTTGACTTATACGTAGCCAACCCGTTGATTGTTATTTGAATAATTTTATAATCATTTAATTCATTCACTGCGTCAATGTAAACTTTTTTTGCTTCTTCAATTCTATCTAAAATTTTGATTTCCATTACATATCCTTTGTGAAAATTAAGTGGAGGTAGCGGGTGTCGAACCCGCGTCCTGTTCATACTAATAATTAAAGCGTCTACACACATAGTTGATTTTCAGATTTTCTTACGTAACCTAATCAACAAAAGGAGTAAGAGTGTGATACACAGGTCTTAGCATATGATTGGGCATCATCGTCATACGAGCAGTCTGATGTCGTACTATTCTTATTCCTCAGACGAAGACATCGAATAGTCCTGCCAGTTGCTACTTACGCAGCAAGGGCAAGAGGGGCGTTATAGTTGCCATTTAAAAATTTTGATTTGATTTTACGACATTAAATCATTGTCGGTGCGCTACTGTTAATGTTCATATACCAGTCGATTCCAATTTACCCCCGTACTAATAACTATACATAGATTACTTCATTAATATCTAGTATTTGACAATTACCATCTGATACACTTATGTGCATGTGACCGCAGTATAACTGCGGCTTGCCAAGATTATTCCAGATGGATTCAATAATATCAGCGTTTTCATCTTTCCAGTCGTTAGGAACACCGAAAAACTTAAAAACGTTTTTCGTGAAATTTCTAGAAATTACTCCCTGTGGTGGAACATGAGAAATCATCATATCAACTTTATTATCAAACAACTTTAAGTTATTTAATAAGTTGTCTAGATCGGATTGCATAATGTTTTCTAAGTGCGTCCAGTGTAGTTTTTTCCGAAGTCGAATACCTTTATCAATTGATGCGGCACCGCCCATAAAAGCAATTACACGGTTATCTAATTCAAGAATTTTGCCGCGAGGAACAAAAAAACAATTATTGTGGATTTCAAGAATATCCGTAATACCCTGTAAATGTTCGTGTTCTTCGTGATTGCCGTCAATCCAATATACAGGAATATCAAGTTCACATTTCCATAACCTGTCAAGTAAGTGTTTGTAATATCCAAAGTCCCCAACTTGAATTAATGCACTGGCACCTTTGGCTATAGCTTGATCTACTTTCTGTTGCAACATATAAAAGTCGCCGTGGATATCGCCTAAGATTGCTAACATAAAAATTCAACTCGGTTGAGGTTACCCTGAAATATACAACATATAAACAAAAAAGTCAAGACAATCTCTTGACTTTTTTGTAACACCAATGTCACAGAAGTAATAATATATAAGGAATCGGAGGGAGTCGAACCCTCGGGCGCTTTTATACGCCTCTTGCTTTCCAGGCAAGTGCCTTAAACCACTCAGCCACGATTCCAAACGCGCCAACCTATTTTAACAACCATTGAGGTTGTTTCCATCAACATTGTAACTATAACGTCCTAAGCAGCAAGGCCCGGTGTGTAATAAGGGTGTTAATGGTGGCGCAAGGTATTAATACATATTAGTCTTGTACTACTTTTGACGATAATTCAGCTAACTTTTCTTGTGCTAATTTAACTTCAGCTTCTTGTTGAAGCAAGCTAGCTACAATAAATATTGCTCCAACGGCAACATCCATTGCTTCATTTGCAACATCTACAGGATCGTTTCCTCGTACTGCTTCTACAAGTTCATGATATTCTTCTGTGACAATGCCTAGTCCTTCGTGATGACTTACAAATGCACCATGGCCTTTTAACTTTAATCTTTCGCCAACAGAATGTACTACTTGTTCTAATGCTGCAGTTAATGTTTCGTCTGTAACTTGTGGTCTGGTAAATGACATGTAACCTCTATTCGTATTGTTTGTATAACTGATTAAGTATAATACACTTTTGGCAAATTGGCAAGCCAAATAAGTTTTGATCGTCGTGCGTATGATTGTAGTTTAAGTCTAGAAATATCAATAAAATTAAACCATTTATGAAAAAATAATATTCTTTTAATTCCACGAATAACGCTTGCGGTATTTGTTGGATCGGTTGTGAATATTAAAGGCATCCAGTCAACTTCTTTTGATGTAACAATTGGAACATTTTGATTTACAAAATCTGCGGTAACAATATTAAATGTTTCTGAAAATGATACTTGCATTCCAAAATTCATTGTATCAATAAGTTTCATAAAATCTTCTTTTTCTAACCACCCGTGTTCCACCAGTTCATGCTTATCGCCTAATCCGTCAAAAAATGATCGTAGATTTTTTAATACCGGAGCGCCTAGTCCTTCAACTCTGCCTCCATTAATGTGAAATCTACATTTTAAATTTTTAGATTCTGCGTATTCTACTGCAGCTGCAGCTTGAACTAAGTGGTTTTTCATTGGTCGGATTGCTCCGAAACAACCAACGTTGATAATATTAGAACATGTACTTTGATACGGCATAAGTTTCTTACAGTCTAACTTATAATAATTTGGTAAGAACACAATTTTTTGATCGTATTTGCCGCCTGGGATTGCTGCAAGATATTTTTTTAAATCACGTTGTACGCTATCAGAGTTCGCAGACACAAATACATTTTTGTACTTCACTGACTTTACTATCCATTCTAACGCAATGCCTTCGTTTGCAAGAAACGGTAGATCGCTGTGCAATCTAATAATCCATTTTACTTTAGGATATAGTTTGGTTAATACTTCAAACTTTTCTGGTACTACCCATAATGCTTCAATAATACCTATTTCAGGCTTAAAAGATTTTACTTCACGGTCAATACAATTGTTATCAACAACTTGTACGAGTTTTGATTCATAACCAGAATCAATTAACATTTGATTAACAAATGTTGCTGAGTTTTTTAAGCCTGAGTTTTTTAATAATGTATATCCTTCGCCTGATGATGTTTGGCGAAGCTTGAGTATAAACAATACTCTAGGTTTATGCATGCGAAGTCTCAATTATAGAATAAACATAACCTTGAATCTATAAATAGACTTTACATCTATTGTTAACTATTGTTTTTGTGGTGTTGTATTAACA